TTCAATTTCTTCTTTATATATTTAATCTGTTCATTATTAAGTATGGTGAGTGCAGACCTAGCCTTTTCATTACTATATCCATAATACTCTTTTACATACTCTATATCACTTATCTTCTTAGCTTTCTGCCAAGGAGAATATCTATTCATTCTTCTAAGACTATTTATCAAAAAATCAAACTGAAGTTTATTGTCTAGGTGTGAAAGTCCGTTGACTTCATTAACAATTAAACAAGTTTGCATATCAGATGGTGCAAGACATTTATTTACAATATAGGCTGGGTATTTCTTTTCCCAGACTTCATCTTCAGTATCCATCAGTTTTTCTTTAGACTGATTGATTGCTTTTAGATATTCTTTTAATTCATAACTCATTTGAATTTCACCGTAGACATTAATTCAGTCATACAAGCCAACATATTTATTTCTTGGTCTGCAACGAATGCCGACTGGTAAGAATATTTTCCAATGAGGAGAACAGCATGAGGAATAGTACTACCATCAAGATAATCATACAAAGAATCATAAACAAGACGGTACATACGATTTGGGTCATTATCCAAATTATTAACAATCCACTTTCTAACAACTGTGAACTCTTTCTTTTTAAGTGCGTCCATAAGTTCATTTATACTTACCTCCGATAAATTAACAAGTATTCCAGAATCTATTTGACCAGAAGCAGAATACTTTTGCATTTCATTTAGAGTTCTTCTCCAATCTGGAAAGTATTTATTAATCAGTTCTGCAACAACCTTTTCATCATATTTAATAGACTCTTGCTCAAGTATATTCTTTACTCTTTTAAAGAACGCATTTGCAAGTTGTGGTTTTTCTTTTTTTGTTATTTTAAAATCAATACTACCACATCTAGAGTGCAATGGTTCAATTAATCTGTTCTTGTAATTACAAGTAAGAATAAAACCACAGTTCTTATGAAACTCTTCCATGAACCCACGAAGTGCAGGCTGTGTTGATTGAGGATTAAGATAGTCAGACTCATCTAAGATTAAATACTTACGACCACCTTCAAGAGAACTTGTAGATGCAAAGTTTTTAATCTTAGTTCTGAGAACATCAATACCAGATTCTTCAGAACCGTTTATCATCATTGATGTTGCACCTATCTCATTTATCATAGCATTTGCAACTGTAGTTTTACCTACACCAGCACCACCAGATAAAATAAGATTAGGTATCTTTTTATCTTTGACAAACTGTTTAAAAGTTTGTTTTAGATTACTTGGGAGTATGCACTCGTCTACCTTCGTTGGACGGTACTTCTCCACCCAGAGAAACTTTTCCATGTATGTTCCCCCTACGCAGAATATGTTGATTCTGGTTCAAGTGCAATCCAGTATTGTGTCTTTCCATTTTTAAAAGTACTGATGTTCTTAGATGAAACAGTTACATCATAAGAGCCTGGTATCAGTTTTAAGTTCTCTGTTTTGAAATAAAACTTATATGTTCCACTACCTTGTGCATTAACATTTGTTGAATAACAGTTTCCACTGTCGTTCTTTTTATCTCTTACAGTAAGTTTGTTGTTTTCTAAAAGTAAGTCTGGTGCTCCAATCATACCAGCTGACTTTGATAGTTTAGATAACATCACATCATCTAAAGTAAATTTTACTTCTTCACTAGGCATAGCAATATCTTTACTTGGTGTTGTTACAACACTTGGGTCACTATACATATACTCTAACGAATCACCACTACTACCATTCTCTTCAGTAATGACAACACTTGTATCTTTAAATGAAAGTATTGGTTCTTTAAACAAAGATAGACAACCTAAAAATTCATTCAAGTCATAGATTGCAACTTGTTTAGGAAATGTTTCTTCTACCTGAGCCTTTGCAACAATATTCTTCATTGCAGACATTGTCTTGATTTCGTTACCTTCTTTAATCACTAGGTTTTGATTTATAGACGCAAAGTTCTTTAGAACTTGCACTGTATTATTACTTAACTTCATTCACTTTCTCCATTATTTAAATGCATTGCGATTATACCATAATGTATAACCTTTAATAAGTCTGCTCTATTTTTACCATTCTTCTTTCCATATCGTTGAGCATACTTTAAAATATTACCGATACAGAAACCTTCTCCATGTCCAGAGTCTATAATAAACTCTGTCGCTTGAAACTTATTCTTATTATAGTGACCTTCGTAGGTTTTGTCAATATGTTTCTTTATTTCTTTTATAATCTTGTCTTCATCAAATTTGTACATAATATTATCTCTTTACGTTTTTAAGTGGGTTATCTCCTACTGCTCTTTTCGCACCTATCGAACCAAACTGTTTTCCAACTTCTGGTGAGTCGTGTATGTTAAAGTTTGCAGATAAAGTTCTTCTTTCTCCTTCACCAGAGAATGGCCATACCATGTGTTGTAACCAACAAGGAAACATAACTAGTAGACCTTCTCTTGGTCTTACAACGTGTTGTGTCTGTTCTCTTAGTTGATACAAATCTTTCATTGTATGAGCACCCCAAGAAAACTGTGTCCAACCATCAATAATACCAGATGCATTTTCCAAACTAGGAACATCTACTTCTGGTTTACTACTGATACACTCTGGAACTTTTAAGTAGAATATACAAGATAGTCCAGAACCAGTGTGAACGCCATGGTCGTGTAAAGGATTGTAATCTCCAGCATAACTGTGAACAGTCCAAGCCTCAAAACATTCTACTGATGACATTCTACCATAAGGTTTTTGTATAAACGATTTACCCAAGTTTTCTAAGACTTGTTTAAATTGCACACCAGTTTCATGGTCTTTCAATGGAAAGTCAAGTTGTGCAGATTTTTCTGTTTTCAACTGACCTACTAGTCGATTAGAATAATCTTCATTCTTTTCTGTAACGACAGTATCAATATATTCATTTATTTCTTCTACAAATACTTTTGGAAACTCTACTTCTAACCATTTTACAGCAGGCATAGTTTTCAATTTGATATTTGCTTGAAAGTCTTTTTCTGATAAATCAGTTCTAGCCTTTCTCACAGTTTGTCTACCCATTGAATAAGGTTGTTCTTTGTTAGATGATTTTCTATCATCTAGTTGTTTTGATAAATCACTCAGTCCCATCTAATAAATCCTTATAAATGTATGCTGGGTCAGTTACACTATATGGGTCATCTGGACAATTATCCATTTTACCTTCTTCTACCCAAGTCTTTTTAACTACACCATCATTGATTAGAGCTGCATATCTCCAAGAACGATATCCAAAACCTAGATTATCTTTCTTGACAATCATTCCCATTTGTCTAGTAAAATCACCAGAACCATCTGGTATAACTTTTACATTTTTTAATTCTTGGTTTTTTGCCCATGCATTCATTACAAACGAATCATTCACAGACATACAGTAAATTGCATCAATACCTAACTCTTTAAAATCATCATACATCTTTTCAAAGTTTGGTAATTGATATGTTGAACAAGTTGGTGTAAAGGCGCCAGGCAATGAAAATAAAATTACTTTCTTACCTTTGAAGTAATCATCAGTTGTTACATCTTTCCAATCAAAGTTTCCTTCATCATCTTTCACTCTAGTTTTAAATGTAATATTTGGTGTTTTAAAACCGTCCATAATTATTCCTCTCTAGTTTTTCTGTAGTGGTCACCACTTAATTTTTCTGTTGGTGACACGTTCATGTTACAAGAGAATGTTCTTCTTTCTCCTTCTCCAAAAAATGGCATTACACCATGTCGTAACCAAGCTGGGAACATTAACATTGTTCCAACTTCTGGTTTCACATATTCTTCTGTGATAGGTCTTAGTATGTTTATATCTCTCATACCATTTACACCCCAAGTTAAATAAGTAAATCCATCAACTGCACCAGATGATTCGTTTAATCCTTCAAAGTGTTCTGCTGGGTTACCTAACTTTTCAATCTGTGGTGGAACTTTCAAGTATAGAATACAAGATAGTCCCATAGGTGTTTTAGTGCCGTGGTCGTGTACTGGGTTGTAATCACCTTCGTAACTGTGAACCGTCCACATAGATTGCATTTCAATCTCAGACCTAATACCAACAACTCTGTCGATATACTCACTACCTAGCCTTGTGATAACATCACTGAACTGTTTACCTACACCCTCATCATTATGTGGGAAGTGTAATTGTGCAGACCTTTTGTCGTGACTGATTTGTCCAACTAATCCTTTTGAATAATCTTTGTTAGAAGGTATGATTGTGTTATCGATATGTTCATTGATTTCAGATATTACATCATCTGGTATTTGTATTCTCATTATATTTACTGCAAGTTTAGGACGCATTGCAACTTGTAGACCGCCTGGATTTGTACTACCGTCTTTAGATATATCTTCACTTTGTGGTTGTGGTTGTTCTGGTTGTGTAGTTTCTTCTCTTTCTTTTTCTGCGTGTGGGTTGATATATTCTGGGTGAAAAGAGTTTGTTTTTGGTAATTCATTTAACTTACCCTCTTTATCAAATTTATCATATTCTTGTTGGTCAAATTGTGTTTTCATTTTACGAGCTCTCTTTTCAAGAAACTTAATTTTTAATTCTTCTGGAGTTGCTTCTGGGTGAGCTTTCTTTGCAAGCATCATATTTTTAGTTCTTGCTTTACTCTCTGAAACAAAGTTATCAAAGTCATTCATAATCCTTTCATTCACTTCATCTGAATCGTGTGGATTATGATACTTTTGATTTGCGTCTTTTAAATCTATTGTAGTATTTTCTGTTGTTTCAGTTTTAGGTTGTGGTTGAGAACTCATCTCTGCAGCTCTATTTTGTGCGTTGATAAATTCTTTTCTGGGCATCAGATTGTATGCGTCTTCACTCACTTCACTCTCCTTCATTAAATCAATTTTCTGTTGTTTTACTTTATTACCATCTACTAACATATTATTTAGGTCACCGATAGTAAAAATCTTTTCTTCTTTTTTTGTTGTTCTTGTTCCATCATTAGTTAATCTGTCAACACCAATTCCTTCTGGAACATAATCAAACATATCAAGCCAACGACCATCTTTGTTTCGTAGTCTAGTATGAACTACACCTTCCTCAATCTTATCATTTTGAGAAACAAATTCTTCTGGTTTTAATTTTACTTTTTTCTTTTTTTCACTCATAGTAGTAACCCCATAACATAAGAGAGGGATTGTTGTCAACCCCTCTCTCAAAAAAACTTAGGTTAGTTTGCGTATGCGAACTTTGTACCTAAAACCTCTGCAACACCAGCTGCAATGATTGTATCGTAAGACACATTCTTGATAGAATTAATCTTTGCAACACCAGCTTTTAAGATGGCTGCAGAAGGTTTACCTATTTTGTAAAAGGTATTTCCCTTTGCATTTTTGTTTGCATAGACTACATAACCATCTCTTCTGATGGTGTCTATCATGGCTCTAGGTGACTTTAAACCGTAAGTAGTTTTTAGTTGATTCCAAGTCACATTACTGCCCTTAGTTAGAAGATTTAAAATCTTCGCTTTTTTAGTAAGTTTTTTATACATAATATCTCCATAGTGTATAAGGTTAATAAACAATTAAGTACCATTACTTAATCGCTATTGTACGAGGTTTTTTCTCCTCTGGTACAATTCTTTCAAGGTCAATGGTTAATAAACCATTTTCTAACTTCGCACCCTTTACTTGTATATCATCTGCAATAGAGAACCTCTTTTCAAACTTTCTATATGAGATTCCTCTATGCACAATATCTTCATCTTCAGAGTTTTCCTTGATTGACTTTACAGTAATTATACCATCTGCAACTTCAACATCAATATCTTTTTTACCGAAACCAGCTACTGCAAGTTCGATTTCATAAAGATACTCACTCTTCTTTTTGATATTGTAGGGTGGGTAGTTAGACCCATGTCCTGCTTCAATAGCATCATTCAATCGATTAAAGACTGAATCATATCCTACTGAAAACGGTGTTAGTGAATTTAAATTGTCGAATAGACTTATAGATTTGCTTACCATGATTATTTCTCCTTATTAAGCAAGATTAAACGAAGACCCTTTATGGCGTCTTCTATATTATATATAGGGATTGACAAGTCAAATGTCAACCCCTTTACACAATTTTTTTTAGAAATCATTTTCGTCATCTACGATTTCCTTAGTAACTTCTTCTTCCTCTTTGTTTTCTGCAAGAGGGTCAACACCAGCATCAATCTTTGAATACAAATCAAGAAATGATTCTTTGGTATCAGTGTCAAACCTTGAAACACAAAGTTCGATTGACTTCATTTTATCTTTGAAGATTGCGAAGGCTTTTACAATGTGGTCTAACCTTCTGGTTGATATCACTTCGTCAATACCACCGTCATAGAAAGTCTTTCTAATAACTTCTGACCACTGAACTAAGTTGGTTGCAAACTTCTCATCTACTGAACCATACTTTTTCATAGACCCAAGAACAATCTTTTTCTCTACTGAGTTTGAAGCATATGGTTGTTCGATAGTCACTGCAAATCTCTCAAGAAATGCTTCGTTAAGAATATTAGTTCATATGAACCTACCGTCCTCTGAACCTTTACCCTTAGTATTGGCAGTTGCCATTACGTTGAAACCATCTTTAGGAGTAATCCACTTATTTACTTTTTTAAGATAAACACCTTTACCCTCAAGAACTGGTTGTAAACACATTAACTTGTTTGAACCTAAGTCACACTCATCTAATAAAAGAGTACAACCTCTTTGCATAGCTTCGATAACTGGGCCAGGAACGTATTTAGTTTCACCGTTAACTAATCTGAAACCACCAAGTAAATCGTCCTCATCAGTTTCGATTGTAATGTTAACCCTAATCAACTCTTTTTTAAGTTCTGCATGAACTTGTTCAATCATAAGAGTTTTACCGTTACCAGATAATCCAGTAACAAAAACTGGATAAAACATTTTAGACTTAACTACTTGTTTGATTGTAGAGTGATGACCCCACGCAACGAAACCGTCAAACGCAGAGGGAACTAAATTTTGTATATCACTACCCATAATTAAATTAACTGTTGAGTTGTCTTGAACTGTTTTCTCAACTGCTTTCTTGACAACCTCTTTGACAGTATTAGTCTTAGTAACAACTGCAACATCTGATTTAGAAGTATCCACTGACTCTAATTTAATCTTATCAGTACCAGCAGACATACCAGCTTGAACCAAATGACCATAACCAAATCCCATGATACCAAGACTTTTAAAAATCTCTTTACATTTTGATTTAGAAATGATTGCATTTTTACCATACTGTTTAGTCGCTTCAATCAGAAACTTATCTTTTGCTTTCATTTTCAACCTCATTATTAATTAACATACCTTATTGTACCAACTTTTTCTTATGTTGTCAAGGGGGGTATGTAACCCCTTGTTTTTACTATGTTTTTTTGTCATCATATAATTTAAATGTTTTTACAATAAACGAATCGATTCGTTTAAGCAACTTGAGCAATGAACTTGTTAAGTAACTGTCTATTAAGAACTTTACTCTTTGAGAACTTTGCAAAGGCTCTTTTTAAATCACCAGTTTTTGCATTCTCTTTAACTTGGATACCGTCCTCAGCACTTTCGTCATCACTAGGAACTGAAGGTAAAATGTAATACTCATCATATCCAGCAGTCTTACAAACTAGAACTTTGTTTGTTCTCAATTCTTTTTGATACTTTCTAAGAGTATCCATATCGTCCCAGTGAAGACCCATTTTATCTTGAATAATTTCTCTTCTTACAACACCCCTTGTACCAGACCCAGCAACAAAGAAACCTAATATGTTAGACTCTGGTATTCTTTTCTTAAGTAACTCAAGTAAAGTAATTGTTTGATTATCACCTTTATATCTAGATGTTTTTTTAATAGGAGTAACAGTTGTATTTGTTACTTTGTCTGTGATGTAAGCATCTTTATCAAAGGAGTAATGAGATAATCTTTCTCCAGAAATCTTTCTACTAATATTGTGACTTACACCGTCAGTTAAAAACACTGCATTTACTTTTTGAATACCGTTATCATTCTTGAACTTTGGAATGATTGACATTGCAGCTACAATCGCATGGTTAAGAGGAGTACCACCTAACTGAAGTCTATATGGTGGAGTAGCAGGATAACTATAATCTCTACTGTAACTTCTAGACCCACCGTAATAACTACCTATCATATACCAATAATGCATCATATCAGCTGTTTCATTTTTTCTCATCTTATCTGAGAACATCTCAATTAATCTGAAACCAGAAACATCTAAGTCAGACTTGTTATCTGGATTTTGAGTAACTTTAGTACCCTCTGAATCAATACCAGAATAACTAGAAGGTTTTACATAACAATCACTAAATGCATACACTCTATAAGGTATCTTAACTCTATCACAAAACCAAACTAAATTGAATAACTGTTTTAGAGTTTGTGTTAAATTGTGTTGCATTGACCCAGACCAATCAAAGAACATAACTAGTCCATGATTAGTAGCACCAGGCAATGTAGTAACTTTTGCGAACAAATCCTCGTTGAACTGATAAGTATGTAACGCACCCATATTTAAAGTACCAGTCTTAGAAACACTAGCTCTCTTATATAAGTCAGCAGACTTTTTCATTTCGAACTCTTTTACCATGTAAGAAACAACTTTCTTACTATCCATTTGAAACTTAGTTATCTCAGACTTTGTTTTAGAAATAAATTTAGAACAATTGTCTATATCAGTATAATGTTTTTTACACTGTTCTAGAACTGATTTGTAACTAACAATTACTTTATCATTTACTTTTGGAATAGTCGCATAAACTCTATCTTTTGCATCTTTATCCATTGCATCATCAAGTGACTTATCAAATGACAAATCAGTAGTAGCTCTGTGTTTGTACTCAGACCCACCTTGAATACCACCGTTTACTTCAACTTCTTTTTCTTCTGCATTCTTATCATCATCAGACTCTTGAGAACTAGAACTTTGAGTTTCTTCTTGACTCTCATCAGACTTATCATCAGAACTTTGAGTTTCAGTATCATCAGAATTGTCATCTGAATTATCATCAGAACTATCGGAGCTTTGACTTTGTTGTTCTTCTTCTTGATTTTGAGACTCTTCATTCTCATCAGTGAAATCCATAAGACCTTGAGCAATATCTAATACCTCGTCCTCAGTCTTTACATTTGCAACTTTGTCTACCCATGTTTGCTCGACAGAAGAGAATGGAACATTATCCATTCCCTTGAAATGAAGATTGATTCTGTCGGCAAGGTTGAGTTCATTTAAATCTTTGTTGTCTACTCCAAAGAAATCTTTGGAAATTAATTCTTTGTAACCTTTAGTAAAACAAGACCTAGTACCTAGATACTTATCTTGAACCATTTTTTCTATTCTTGCATCTTCGATAATATTAACATAAGACTTGTCAATCTTTCTCTCAATCATCTTTGTTAATAAATCTTTTGAGGTATATAATGCGTGACCAATCTCGTGGCATATGAATAAATCAGAGATATCTTTTGACATCTCTTCCTTCCAAAGTGGAAGTATCAATTCTCTAGTTTCAACATTAAAGGCAGCAGTCTTAGTTTTTTTATGGACTACCGAGATATCCTCTTCTGAAAGTAACTTTGCGATAATTGATTTTTTTGACATATTTTGTAACCTCATTTGTTATACCCCTAGTATACACCTTTGAACAGCAATGTCAACCCCACCTAAAAAACGTAATAAAAACAATGACTTACGTACTATCACGTTTTGACGTAGTTAGTTTTTATTGCGAATCACTTCGTGGGAATAATTTTGAAATCACCTCTGCACAAGCCTTCGCAATTTCCATATGTTCTTTTTGCGTACCGTTTGCAGACCTCAAGTCTATATAGTGAACCCATGAACGAAGTGTACCATTCATATATAACCTAGTCTTAGTCAATCCCTCTGGTAGTATTTTTCGTGCAACCTCTTTTGCAATACCCATTTTGATTGCTTTATGGTATTCTTTATTTGCAAGTTCAATCACTTGTCTTTGTGATTCTTCCCAGAGTATTTGAACCTCTTTACTGTCAGTTTCTATAGAGTTCTGTCTATTCTTTGTATCTTGCATTCTAGCTTCTGAATATTCGAACATATCTCCCATTTCTGATACATTTGCATATCTTTGACTAAACTCTTGAAAACTAAACGACCTATGACGTACTATCTGGTGTGCTATATCTCTGGTGGTGTTAATCTCTAAACACGCATTGACCATCTCTAAAGGTGACCAATGTTGGTGTTTAATTAGGTATTTCACCAGTTTTTCGTTGGTTTCACTGTTTAGTTGGTTAGAAGGGTTACTTACCCTTGCACAGTATGCTACAAGTCCTAGAGCGTCCTCTATACCGTCTTTAGATAGGTATTCTGTGGGTTGTTGGAAGGATATTAATTTTACAGTGGTCATATCATAAACCCCTCTAATGCACCTTTACTTTGATTTCCTTTAATATAGTTAGTAAATTCATCAAATGTTAGGATATTTGTTTTATAACCAAATGCCTTTTCATCTTCATTTAAAGTTTGTATAATTTCTTTATGAATTTTATGTTTACCTCTAATAATAAAAATTTCACTAAACTTGTATAACCTAAAGTATTTTCTACACTTATGTGGTATTTTTTCCTCAGCTGTTCCAACTGTGTTTTGGTTAGTACAGTCTGCGTATATAATACTATTATCGTGCATAATTTCAAAATCAACTTCTTTTTTGCCTGGGCCACCTTGTCTTTTATATGGAAAATTTTCTTTTATTAAAAATGTTTCCAAACGATTTTCTAAATCCTCACCACTTTTATTTGCTCTTGATGCGTCTGTATAATTGGTCATACGATTAAACTCTGTCCAAACTTCATTTGTTTCTCTCGTTCTTCTTCTTGTTCTTTGTATATAGCTGCTTTAATAAGTGCTTTCTTTTGTTTCTTCTTTGCCATATCCAACTTTACTTTAGATACACCATCTGTGAAGTTCTTACCTTCCATGTGGTCATATTCATGTAGAAACACCCTTGCTTCTAAACCATACATAAAAACCTTAGTTTTCTCACCATGCACATCTTCATACTCTACTTCGATTGATTCTGGTCTACTTACCTTCAACCATAGGCCAGGAAATGTAAGACACCCTTCGTCCATTAAAGTTTTCTTTGGTGATACTGCAACTATATTAGGATTAAAACACGCAATGATTTCTTTCTTCTTTACATCAGAATACATTACAAACACTCTTTCCATAATTCCTATTTGATTTGCAGATAATCCTACACCTTGATAAAACTTCATATGTTCTACAAGTTTCATTTTTAGTTCCATACGATTTAAATCCTTACTACAAGGACTTAACTTTAATTTTAGTGATGGACTATCTGATTCTATCAGTTTATTCATCTCAGCCATTTAACACTCCTAATAATATAATAATTGCGAATATCAATAAGAATAATCCTACTGCTTGGTTATCTTTTCTTTTGTTCATATCATGTGTTCCTCTAATGTTGAGTGTTTTATTTCATTACCAAAGTAATCCCACCCTTTTGTTTGTTGTCTTGCGAATAGTTCTATTCTTGGTACATCTCCACATAAATCAACTATTCTATTTCTTATGCAGTCTGGTTTTCTAGAATGTTCTCTGATAGGGTCATCTACTATTTGATGTATACTCTTTGACAATCTTTTTGGGCTACCCTTTGTTGCAAGTAAACATAGTTCACTATTACTTCGTGTCCAATATCCCATACCCCAAAACCAACTAGGTGCTTTCTTATTTCTCTTTACCCAATTGAATGCACAAGTCTTATATGTAAATCCCCAAGATTTTATTGTATCTATACCCTCTATCAGATTGGGAAATGTTACCCATATAAACAGTATACAGTTTTCATCTGCAATGTCTTGAACAGGCATATCTTTTATATCTTGTATAGACATTACATCATAATGATTTGTTGCAGACCTTTTATTACCCTTTTCACTTCTAACTCTAAACAGCCAAGGTGGGTCTGCATATATTATCTGATATTTCTTTTTAGGAAACAACATTTAATTTTTCTCTTTTTTTTCTATGGTAATAAGCTCTCATTCTTGCATTTTCTTTATCTCTATTTTCCTTATGATATATTGCATTTCTAATTCTATCATTTTCTTTTTGAACTTTAGGATTACTTCTCCACCCTACTGCCCTACCGTTTTTATAATTAGGATTTGCCTCGCCAGTATTATTATAACCACCACCTTCCATAATCATATTAGCATACTCTGGGGTTTTCCAATAGTTAGGATTAATTTCTTTACCATATTTTTCACAAAACTCTTTTACCTCTTGTTTATTACTTGATGAAAATAAAATTTTAGTAGAATGATTTATTCCACATTTTTGATTATGAATTTTCCATTCAGTACCAGAGCCTTCATACCTATAGGGGTCTTGTTGTGTTTTACAAATGTACATAGTACCACATACATTGCAGATTTTTTTACATATATAAATTTTAACTGACATGACTAAAGTTCTTTACTTTTTCAAATTTAATGACACTTCTAAACTTATCAAACAATGTATCACCTTTATGACTTATAACAAATACATTCTCTTTTGACAAGGTGTTTAATATCTTAAGAAACTCATCTGTTCCTGTTCCGTCTAAACTACTATCGAATATCTCATCTAATATTAATAGATTAGTATTTGTAGAGTTCTTCATCTTTGCGATAGCTCTCCAAGTAAATAATAGTGCAAGGTCTATTCTCATCTTTTCACCTTCACTGAATGATGCGTAGGTAAATTCATCTCTATACCTTGACTTGATGGTTTCTTCAAAGTTTTCATTTAATGTAAAGTTAACATAAAACTCCATAGATGTCAAATATGTGTTTATCAACTTATTCATAATTGGTAGATACTGTTTGATTATCTTTGTTTTGATACCACTATCTTGTAACATAGCTTTAGATGCTTCTAGGTATAATTTATCCTCACGCAGTTTGTGTCTTTGTTCAGATATCTTATCTAAGTTTTCTTTTAGTTCTTTGAGTTTATCTTCATCAGATTGTCCTACACCACCCTCTTGAAATGATTTCATCTCTGTTTCTAATTGTGTATTAAACTTCTCTAGTTCTGTTATAGAGCTGTGTAGTCTTGCAACCTTTACATCATTTTCTCTTATCTTAGTTGTGACACCTTTGATTGTCTTTGACCTTTTTGTTTTTTCGTCTAGTTCAATCTTAAGTTGTTTTATACCTTTGACAATCGTATCAACATCTTTATTTTTTTCTGTTATCATATTCTCTTTGAAATCTTTATCAATATTCTGTTTACACTCTGGACACTCATCATTGTTTTTGTAAAAGTCTATCTTCTTAGAATGTTGTTTGTGTTTTTCTACAAGTGTTGATTTAATATCATTTAACTTTACAAGTTTATCTTCTACTTCTATTCTATCAGCTATGTCTTGTAATAACATTTCATTTTCTGTCTTGAGAGTTTCTCTATCTTTTACTTTGACATCTATAATATCTTGATTGTCATCTATCTTTGACAACTTATCTCTAATAATCTTATCTTTGTTTTTCTTAAGGTCTTCGATATATTTACCTTGTAGACCTATCTTTTCTTCTGTAAGTTCTTTGTTGTAATCTATATCTCTTAGTTCATCTGTTACATCTTTGATTTGATTTTTGACTAACATATTCATCAATGAGAATATCTTTATATCTAATATCTCCTCAACCACCTCTCTTCTGTGTACAGACTTCAACTGCATAAATGGAATGAATGACGCATTACCAAGTATCACTACTTGTGTAAAACTTCGATAGTTTAGTTTAAGGATATTTTGTTCTAGGTACTTCTGATAATCTCTAGAGCTTGCATCTTGGTTTACCATTTTATCATTACAATAAATTTCAAACTTATTAGGTTTGATACCACGCATTACTCTGTATTTTCTTGTACCAATCTCAAACTCTACTTCTACAACTGTTTCTGAATTGTTTACAGAGTTTACGAGTTGTGCTTTCTTAACAATACGAAATGGTTTATTGAATAACACAAAGGTCAACGCATCTAGTATGGTAGATTTACCAGAGCCATTATCACCCACAATCAAAGTTGTAGGTTGTTTATCTAAAAAAATTGTAGTAAAAGAATTACCTGTCGAAAGCAAGTTCTTCCACTTCACCGATTTGAATATTATCATATATCTAAGTCTTGAGCTTCCGTATATAAAGTTCTTACTTCGTTCTTCAATCTATTTTTATTTAAGTCAACTGGTAACTCGTCCACATACTTATTTAATAATGTAATAGTATCTTCTGAATTTTCAACAATATCATCAGAAACACTGTTCGCATCTAAATCAGTAAAGTCTTCTATAATCTTCACTTCATGTGTATCAACTTTTAATAACTTATCAATAAATCTATCAAACTGATATAAGTCTTTTTTGTTTACAACCACAACTTTAATGAATTTGTTTTTGTATTGTTCAACATTTACATTTTCATAATTTGTTGTAGTATCATCATAGTATATTTTATCAAAGATTGTCAAGGGATTTATTACCCTTTCAAGCTGTCTTGTTTCAGTATCAAATATATGAAAACCTTTTGGGTCATCATAATCATTCCAGTATATTTCATAAGGTGTTCCCAAATAAAATATTTGTCCATCATCTGACTTGTGATGAAAGTGTCCACTCATTACTGTATCAAACTTTCTAAATGTAGTTTTATCATATCCATGTTCAGACATAATCGAAGTCTTATTCATCTTGAAACCATTAATATCCAAATGACCCATACATATCTGAGCTTTAGTTTCATCAATCATACCCATTGAATAGATATAGTTCTGACTATTAATCCAAGGCATAAACAATATAGGTAATCCATCAAAGGTTACTTCTTGTGCCTCTGGATATAAATGTATCTTTTTATATCTATCGTTAATAAGTTCTTGTAATGAGTTTACATCATTTGTATTTTTGTAAAAGATATCGTGATTACCAACCAATGCGTGTAGTTCTATATCTAAAGCTTGAAATGGTAATATAAATCTTTCTCTGAAGTTCTTTGCAATACGATAGGACACAAACTTACGTCTATCTAATACATCTCCCAGATGTATAACAGTTTTAATGTTATGTTTCTGTAGATAAGGAAAAAACAATCCCTCATAAAACTGGTAGAAATATTCATCATACTGTATACTATCGTTTCTTGCACCGAAGTGTGTATCAGTTATTATCGCTATCTTCACTCTTTTCTTCCATAAAATTTTCTAGTCCAGAAGGTTTGTCTACTTTGACTTTCTTCTTCGGTTTATATACTGCTTCATCTGGTAACATAATCGTTGGGTCAAAACCACTAACACTATAAGAATTTTCATCTCCTTCCATAGTTACAAAGGCTCTGTAATCTACTTTCTCAATCAATCTATGTTTCACATGAGTTTGTTTCTTTTCTCTTTGTATTCTTCGTATAAACGCATAGTATATTATTTGTGTAAAATAAGCAAATGGATTCTTCGATTTCTCTGGATTAAAGTTGTGTATATATTGTAGACAATTCTCTATACCATCAGAAACCATATCATCTTTAAATGTATAGTTCATAAAGTTAGGTTTATGAGAAAGACCATTTGCAATCTTTAAAAAACATTCACCTATGTAATTTGATACTCTTGGTTTTTCTTCACCTGTCTGTAATGCTTCCTCACACTGTTCTTTCCATTCCTTCATAGCCTGTAGAAATACTTTATTATCTACATAGTGTGCAGCTGTACTTTTTCTTTTTGCCATTTATTTACCTTTCGCAATTAATACTATAATACTAGAAAACTGCATACTTGTCAAATATTATTTTATTATTTTTTTTACTTGACAGATTAACAAAACATGGTTAAACTAAGCATTGAGGTAGGGTGGAATATATACTAATGGATTGTCTTCTTATCGGTATAAAGATAATCTCTTAAATCTGATTCTACCATATCATCATCTATTTCTAATTTACTACTCTTTTGTTTTTCACTTCTTATCTTTTCTACTGTTTCTTCTTTAGCATTTTTTAATACTAATCCATCATAACTCTTTAATACATATTGATAATATTTTGTCATACCAACTGATGCTGGTGTCATTATAATTATTGAGTTAGATTCTATAAAGTAATGTTCTTCATCAGAATACGGTTGTATCCATCTTGTTAAAGCCAAAGACTCAGTTAATCCTTTTTTAGATAAACGATTGACAGTTTCCATCTTTAATGGTGATGAAACTTTTAGTCTACCATTTTCATTATCTAACACATTACAAATTAAGTCTTCTCCGTTCTTTAATTTGATTATTTGATAACTACTCATAGCTTAATCCTATCAATTTTATAGTTGAATTGTTCTTCGTTATAGATATTTAGTCTTTCATTAAAGTGGTTTAAAGTAAAGTTCATCTTACTTTTATACGATAAGTCGTCTGACAAGTCGAACAACCTAATGGAATCTTTAGTTGCACTTGTACGGAGTCCCCTACCGATTGACTGGAGAACTCTAATTCTACTCTTTGAAGGTGAACTGAACACGACATTGTTAATGTTCCTAATATTAATACCAGTACTAAACGTACCATAACTTGCGATAATGATTGCATTATTTTCTTTTTCTACTATTCCTCTTATATCGTTTCTAGTTTTAGCATCTGTACCACCATGTATAAAGAATACTTTTCTATCAAAGTCTTTCATTAACTCAAAAAGTTTATTACCATGTTTCTCTACTAGTTGGTATAGACAAAGTGTATTACCTTCTAGTGAATTGCATAAGCGACTAATAAAATTATTCCTATTAGGCTGTAATACCAAATGATTGATTTCTTCTGCATATGTATAATCCTTTACTAATTTACAATCTTCTTCTTTATGTTTTAATACAATGCATTCTATGTTTAGATTTGCAAGTGTCTTGTTGTCTATCAATTCTTTTGTTGTAACAACCTTTTCTACCTCACCAAACAAACCTTCTAGAACTAATCTATGTGTTTGTGTTCCATCTAATGTACCAGTCAATCCAAACCTGTATTTACATAAATGTAATTTTGTCATTATGTTTGTAAGTGATTTAGATTTAAACAGATGAGCTTCATCACCGATTACGCACCCAAACTGTTCAAAGTATTTCTTAGGCATCTTGTAAATAGATTGCCAAGTTGATATCACTACATCTTTCTCAACTTTCTTTTCGTGTCCCTGATAAATCTTTTGACAGTATGTTCCAGAACTCCACCCATAATCTTCAAAGTCAGAATACATCTGTTCTACTAAAGAAGTAGTAGGAACTAATATCAAAGTTTTTAGTTCCATCATCTTATAATAACGAACTAGAGAATATATGATTAACGATTTACCTGAAGCAGTAGGAGAAACAAGTAAAGCCCTATGTGACTTAAGAGCATACTCGATAGCATCAATTTGGTAATCACGCAACTTAATGGATTTACCTTTGGATTTGGGTTTAAGAGATTTGACAAATCCCTCCACAACTTTTCTACCAATTTCTTTAACATCTTCAACTCCTTCATCTATATTTATTTGTATGTCATTTCTATCACAGAACTTTTTAATATATCCTAGTAGTCCAACATATATTCTACCAGTTGCAGTAGAAAACAATCGTATCTTTCCGTCCCATATCTTATTACGATATGCAGGCATAAACTTATGGCCTGGTACTTCAAAGGTAAAGTAATCTGCAAGTTCTCTTGCGATACTTGGTTCTGTTTCTACCTTAAGGTGAACTTCGTTTACTTTGGATATAATTACATGAGCCATGTTATTATACTGTACCTTGTACCAAATTCTATTTTATTTACATGATGTGGAAACATAAAGTTAGCTGGAAATATAATCGCAGAGTTTCTCTTAGGTGTATAAACCTTATCTGCAATTACTATCTCTCCTCCTCTATACCCATCATTAAGAAAAAACAAAAGTGATGCTGATGGATAGCCATATTGTTGTCCATGACTATGATGAATATTGTCTGCGTGTTCAGACATAAACCCACCTTTACCATATTTGTTTATCTTAAAATCTGTTGTTCTATTTGGATTAAAGTATTTCATGTATGGGTGTTTTTTTTGATATAGACTTACTACTTTTCTTGTTGCATTAATTAAATCAACCCAGTAAGTCATGTTTTCTTTGACATATGTTTCGTCCATTACAACTCTTTTTAAACTACCTTCTGAGCCAATATTACCCTTTTCATTTGAAAATGTTGATTGTTTCCAACCTTTAGAGTTTAATGCAAGATTTGATGATAATTCATCTGATAATATATCTTTGTAGTATCCAATCCACTCTCTCATTACATCATTCCGGCTTCAAACTTTTTCCAGTCGATTGCGTTTTTAATATCCCAACCACGACTATTGATTGACCTGAGAACACCATCAATATACTTGACAACTGTTTCAAGGTATGCTACTTTATGTTCTATTTGTATAATGTCTTCATCTGATTCTATGTAGACACTTAGGTCACTCTTTAATACTTTGAGGTCAAATGGTTTAGTGACATAGATTTTTGCATCAGCCTTACCACCATAGTATTCCCATTTCTCACGATATAGTTTTTTGTAATCACCCTTTGCTTTGTGTAAGAGTAATTCAAATCGTGATTTGTGGTCTAAGTATTTTGCGTAGAGTTCTTGGTTCTTGAGTGCTTCTGTATCAAGTCTTTCATCATTTACTTTTAATGAAAGATAAACTTCCATCTTCAATTCTTCAAGTGTCATTATATATCCTTTGTATTATTTATAGTGTGTGTATCTCGTATAGTTTATATGTAAAGGTTGCCTGAACAGTTAAATATTCAACATCAGTTGCACCTTGATTAAATTCTAAAGAACTGATTGATGTAGGATATAAATCTGCAAAACGCACTTCTACGATTGGATTGTTTTTATTTGAAAGGATTGTTAATGTTGCATCAGAAAACATAGACCTATCACTGGTTGTTCTTCCAACTGCACCAGCATCTGTTCTTGGTACTGCGTTTGTTCCAGTTGGTGTATTAGATGTTGTTGCACGAAAGTTTCTAAACTGTTCTCTACTTTTTGGAAAGCCTATTGCAATTAACCAGTCGTGTAGTTCTTTATAATTTTCTAAAAACTCATCACATATAAATGTAATATTTAAATTACCGTATGTAAGATTAGTACCCATAACTGGGATAGATTTAAATGGTGTAGGTATAATTGCATCTGCAAGAGTTAAATCTGGAATATTTGCAGACGTAGTAAAAAACTCAACTTTTGGAAGTTGACTTAATGTAAACTTAAATTGGGTTGGACTTGCGTAGTCCAGTTTAGTTGGTTGTCTTGATATTGCTACCATTGTTTTTCCTTTTCACTATTATTTATATTTAGGTAGAAACAAAAAAGGGGACTTGCGTCCCCTTCTAAGTCGGTAACAATTATGA